TGGCTAAGTGAAAACATCACTTTGGCCTGTACTGCTTTACCTTGGAGAAAATATGAATAGAGATAAGGTTTTAGAGCTTGCACGAGCCGCAAATATTGCGACGTACATAAATATTGAATCGCATTTAGTCGGAAATATTTTAGAGAAGTTTGCAGAACTAGTTGCAGCAGCAGAACGTGAAGCGTGTGCAAAGGTGTGTGATGGTTGGCCTGATTACAATGTTCAGGGGTTGGCTGAAGCTATCCGAGCAAGAGGTCAAAAGTAAATGCAGATCATAGACAACAAAGCCTTACTACTAAAAGTACGTGAGCCACAACGAATTACAGAAGTTATACCTAAGAGTAAGGTGTTAGATGACGGAAGCGTACTCGTCAAATGGGGACTTGAAGAAGCTCAAGTGCTAAAGAACTTACGTATAAAAAATGTACCGTCTCCTATCAATGCACAGTACAAATGGCCGGGGCTATATAGACCGTTTGACCATCAAAAAACAACTGCATCATTCTTGACGCTACACCGCAGAGCATTTTGTTTTAACGAACAAGGTACAGGCAAGACGGGTAGTGTTATCTGGGCGGCTGATTACTTGATGAGCTTGGGGCAGATCAGACGGGTACTAGTCTTGTGTCCTTTATCTATTATGCAGTCAGCATGGCAGAATGATTTGTTTAGATTCGCAGTACATCGTACCGTAGCTATTGCACATAGTTCTTCAAGAGAGAAGCGTATCAAAGCTATCCAGAGTGACGCTGAGTTCGTAATAATTAACTACGACGGGTTAGATATTGTTAAGGAAACTATTAACGAAGAAGACTTTGATCTGATAGTTATTGATGAAGCTAACGCATATAAAACTGTTTCTACGAAGCGTTGGAAAGTACTAAACAGTATTATTAAACCTAGCACATGGGTATGGATGTTGACGGGTACTCCGGCTTCTCAATCACCGACAGATGCGTATGGTCTAGCACGTATTGTTAACCCTGCAGGTGTACCTAAATTCTTTGGGTCGTTCAGAGATATGGTGATGCAGAAAGTAACTACGTTTAAATATGTACCCAAGCCGCAGTCTGAGACCATAGTGCATAACGTATTACAACCTGCGATTAGATTCACTAAAGAGGAATGCTTAGACCTACCAGAGATTACTTATGTCACACGTCAGATACCGCTCACTCCACAGCAACAGAAATATTATGAGCATCTACGTAAACACATGGTGGCAGTAGCAGCAGGCGAAGAGATCACGACAGTTAACGCAGCAGCAAACTTGAATAAATTACTCCAGCTTTCATGTGGCGCGGTATACACGGATAGTGGAGAGACAGTTGCCTTTGATGCATCTAACCGCATGGAAGCACTGAAAGAAGTTATAGATGAGGCAAGCCATAAAGTTATTGTGTTCGTACCATATCGCCATAGCATTCAGATAATTAGCGAAGAGTTAAAGAAGTGTGGTTATGCAACAGCAGTCATTAGTGGCGAAGTATCAGCAGGTAAACGCACGGAGATATTTGATAAGTTTCAGACGGAAGATAACCCTAGAGTATTAATAATCCAACCACAAGCAGCATCGCATGGAGTAACACTGACGGCAGCAAATGTAGTTGTGTATTGGTCGCCCGTTATGTCTGTAGAAACGTATCTACAATGTAATGCAAGACCGCATAGAGCAGGACAACGTAACCCAGTAACAATCATCCACTTGCAAGGCTCTCCTGTAGAGAAACGTATGTATGCAATGTTAGAAGCTAAAGTGGATATTCATTCCCGTGTTCTAGAACTATATAAAAATTTGTTAGAAAGTGATTGACAGTGTAAAATATAGAAACTAGAATTAGTTCTGTACTACCCTTGGAGAAAGATATGAAATACGTAAAGAACAAAGAAATACCAACAGATAAGTTGGTAAAGACGTATATAAAAATACGTGATACACGCAGACAACTCACTGCTGATTTTGAAACTAAAGATCGTGAGTTAGAAGAACTCTTAGAAACAATCGAGACCGAATTACTAGAAGCATGCAAGTCTGTAGGAGCTGATAGTATACGCACCCCGTTTGGAACAATTAGCCGTACTGTGAAGAAGCGGTACTGGACTAGTGATTGGCATTCATTCTATGAGTTTGTAAAAGAACATGGAGCGTTAGAGTTATTTGAGAAGCGTGTTGCGCAGACCAATATGTCTACGTTCCTTGAAGAAAACCCTGACTTGCATCCCCCGGGGTTAAATGTTGACAGCCGTTATTCGGTTGTTGTCCGTCGTAAATAAGGAGAAATATATGAGCGAACTTGCTCTCTTTAGTAAAGGTTTACCTGCGCACCTTAAAGCACTGGAACTCGATGACACAACCAAAGCTCTAATGGGTGGCGGTGGTGGCGATTCTAAACGTATCTCTATCGAAGGTGGCGTTTGGCGCATGATGGTCAATGGTAAAGAAGTTGCCCAGAATGAAGACCGTTCAATGAATGTAGTTATCGTTGCCGCTGCACCTAAAGTATCCCGTATGTTTTATGCAGGTACTTACAAGAAGGGTGTTGTATCTTCTCCTGATTGTTGGTCTGCTGATGGGGAACAACCTGATGCGAAAGCTAATAGCCCACAGTCTAAGAAGTGTGGAGACTGCCCACAAAACGTCAAAGGCTCAGGTCAAGGCGATACACGTGCATGCCGCTTCCAACAACGTTTGGCTGTAGTATTAGAGAACGATGTTGCCGGTGATGTTTATCAATTGACATTGCCATCTACTTCAATCTTTGGTGCAGGCGAGAATGGCAAATGGCCTCTTCAAACTTACGCTAAGATGGTTGCAAGCAAAGGCGTTCCTATTACGTCCGTTGTGACTGAAATGCGTTTTGATACAAGCAGCTCAACTCCTAAGTTAACTTTTAAGCCTGCGCGTTACTTAGAGACCGATGAGTTTAATTCAGCTCTTGAGCAAGGTAAATCACCTGCGGCTATCAAAGCAATCACTATGACTGTTGCGCAAGCTGATGGAGTTAAAGGTGCTGAAGGTAGAGACACTGAATCTGATGAGTTTGAGGAAGCTCCCGCATCAGCGAAGGCTAACAGTACTGCGGCGAAGAGCAAAGCTGCGGAAGCGGATTCAGACGAACCGGTTAAAAGAGTTAGCAAAAAAGAAGATGCGCCCGCTCCTAAGAAGGATGTAAGTAAAATCCTCGACGAGTGGGATGATGAGTAAGGGGTACTCTTCCCATTTTGCTAGAACTGTGAATTCGGCGGACACTGATAAACTCGGTGTCCAGCTCGGTAACCTTTGTATTGAGAACGATATACCGGCAATGGAAGTAGCTGAACACTTTGGGGTAACCCGAGCTACGATCTACAACTGGTTCAAAGGTACAACCAATGTGCCGCCATCGCATTGTGAAGCTGTACTAGAGGCGATACAAAAGTTACTGGGCAAGTTCTAGCGTAACGGTTAAGGAGGCTAGGGAGCGCACCCGAAGAGGGTAGTTGCCGTCACTATCCCTGCCTACCTTTCTTAAAAGACGGATATAAAAACGAAGGCGGTTATGCTAACGAGGACAGACTTTCTTTCTTTAATTCTTCCCCCTACAGGTACATACTGTGTGGTTGGCTTGAAGAAAGATCAAAAACCAAAACAAATATTTGTTACCTCAGTCGAAGATATTGATAGTTATGCAGATGCGTTTGTCCATAAAGGATTCGATGCGTACTTTGCTCTAGCTTCTTTTGGAGATGACTCGGGACGTACAAATGCTAATGCGACACATTTAAATTCATTCTTCCTTGATTTGGATTGTGGCATCGGTAAGCCCTATGCTGATCAGGCTGAAGGTGTTACTGCGTTAAAAGAATTCATTAAGAAGACAGGCTTGCCTAAACCTACGGCTGTGGTTAATTCCGGTCGTGGTGTGCACTCATACTGGGTAGTTGAGCAGCCTGTTGAGAAGGACGAGTGGCGTGGTTTAGCTGAAGGATTAAAGGCACTATGTGTATCTCATGGGCTACATGCTGACCCTGCTGTTACTGCTGACGTAGCGCGTATCCTGCGCATACCGGAGACTTTAAACTTTAAGAATCCTGATGATCCGCAGCCAGTTAAGCTGATTATGGTTGGCTCACGGGTGGGTATTGAATCACTCAAAAACAAGTTTATAGCCGACGATTTCGTTATCCCGGGGACAAAACCTGTTCAGCGCACATTCGATCCAACCACACTGGCACTGCTAGGAAACTATCAGTCTCGGTTCAAAACTATCCTGATCAAGTCGGTTGAGGATGAAGGTTGCGCACAGCTTAAATACATCTACGAGAACCAACCCATAGTCGAAGAGCCACTGTGGAGAGCCGGTCTGTCTATTGCACACCATTGCGTAGATGCTGATAAGGCTATTCATGTGATCTCTAAGAAGCACCCTGACTACGATGCACGTACCACTGAGAAGAAAGCTAATCAGACGAAAGGACCATATACCTGTGAGACATTTAAAAAGTTATCGCCAGAAGGTTGTGTGGGGTGTACGCAGCGGGTTAGCTCACCCATTCAGCTTGGTAGGGAAATCATCGAGCCGGATGATGAGCCGAAGGTTGTTGAAAGCCTCGAGCCGGTTACACAGGAAGTACGTACCTATGAGATTCCCAAATATCCGTTCCCATTCTTTAGGGGTAATGTCGGCGGGGTATATCGCAAGGGTGATCCGGATATCGCGGATGACAAAGATGAACTTATTTTCCCCTACGATTTTTATGTCACCAAAAGGCTCTACGATCCAGAAGATGGGGAGTGCATCATGCTCAGACTGCACTTGCCAAAAGATGGAGTAAGGGAGTTTATCGTACCTCTTAAAGATGTTATTTCAAAAGATAGGTTCATTAGTAGGCTTGCTGAGTACGGTATTGCTGCGTTGGGTAGAAAACAGGAGAAGATGATGATGTATACAACTAGATGGGTAGAAGAGCTACAAGCTATGGGTAAGGCAGAGATTGCACGTAAACAATTCGGATGGTTGTCGGATGACAGTGGTTTTATTATTGGTGACAGAGAGATTAGACCAGAGACTATTGAGTACAGTCCGCCATCAGCAACAACATTACCAGTAGTACCTGCATTTGGTGCGCGTGGTGATTTCCAAGTATGGAAGGACACAATCAATCATTACCGTCATCCGGGGATGGAGCTACGTGCATTCGCACTGTTCATGGGCTTTGGTGGTCCACTTATGAAGTATGTTGCAGATGGTGCGCTTAGTGGGTTCTTACTTAACCTGATCAGTAGTGAGGGCGGTACGGGTAAATCTACGCTACTACATGCTATCAATAGTATCTACGGCAACCCAGACGCATTGATGATGAGCTACAAGGATACGCACAACTTCCGCTTAAATAGATTCGGTGTGTATCAGAACCTCACTGCAACCATCGACGAGTTAACTAATATGAAGCCGGAGGCTATGTCTGATCTGGTCTACGATATTACGTCAGGTAAAGGTAAGGGTCGCTTGTCTTCTAAAGCAAACGTAGAGCGTGTGAACAATACTTCATGGAAACTCCCAGTTGTATCTACGTCTAACAAGCTGATCAAAGATGCACTGCTTTCCATCAAGTCTTTCCCTGAGCCGGAACTACTGCGTATACTGGAGGGCTACTTGTCTATAGATAACTCTATGGATGCTATTCAATCTAAGCGCCACTTTGGTAGACTGCAGCACAACTACGGACACGCCATAACACCGTTCATCCAACACGTGATGACTAACTTACCTCAGACCATTGAGTTTATTAACAAGATCAATGAGAAGGTAGACATTGCAGCAGGCATTACAAACAACGAACGCTTCTGGTCAGCAGGTCTGGCTATGGATTTAGCAGGTGGCATCATTGCAGGTCGATTAGGTTTGCACGATATTCCTACTAAGCCTGTGTTTGATATGGCTGTAGAGATGGTTAAGAGCGCACGTAAGAACAACAAGGAGTCTATGTTTGATAGCCAAGATTTCTTAGGTGCTTTCTTACAGCGCCACTTCCATGAGATTCTGGTTATTAATGGTAAGGCGGATACACGCACAGGTATTGAACTCGGTCCGATTCGTGAGCCACGTGGGCAGTTGTCAGTGCGCTATGAGCCAGATACTAAGATGATGTATGTAGCCAACCGTGCATATCGTGAGGAGTGCAGCAAGTACCAGATGGGTTTCGATGCGTCTCTTGAGCCGTATGTAAAAAGCAAAGCGTTCTTGGGAGTTAAGAAGAAGCGTATGTTTGCAGGTACTGTAGCAAGCACTTCTCAGAACGTACAGGCATTGGTGTTCGATGCTAGCCGACTAGGATTCTTTGATGAGGAGATACTGCTAAATGCTCCGCCTGCTGAACCTAGCGATTTTGATTGATTGGGCAAACTTTAAGCCAGAGGCCTCATTCTTCATACCATGCCTAAATAGAAAGGAAGTGGCGGACTATGTGAAGGGTGAGGCAACTAGGCTGCGGATGCAGGTTGTCTGTAAACAAGTTATCGAAAAAGGAAGATATGGCTTGCGCGTTTGGAGATTGGCATGATATGCTTCGCGTACTCTACGTTTCTCCAAGGAAAAAAGAGCTTCGTCCCCGCCTCAGTTGCGGGGATTTTTTTATAGCCCAGACATTTCCCTTAGCTTCGGTATGTTGTACGCCAGCAACAGTGCTTTCTCTTGTTCCTGAATCTCTTTTATCTTCTCTTGTTTTTCACTACCCGATAGCTCTGGGTCAGCCGAGATTATGTTGCGGTACTTGCGTAGATTACTTAACTGCTGCTCTACCTTAGTAGCCACACCCCTCATAGCGTACAGTTTGAGGTTATCTTCGTTTAAGTACTCATGCAGTTCTTCCACACGGCCTTCACGCTTAAACAAGTTAACTGTATCCACTACCTTATCAACAGACTCACGGAATCTATAGAACTCTGACTTGTAGCCACGCCCTGATGGGTCATACATAAACGTACTTATCTGCGGTATTTTATTAATCGGCTTAGAAGCTCTATTAGGATCGGCAACCGCATCAGTTACGTCTAAAGCAATTGCGCCAATCATACCTGTATACCCACGAATAAGATGGTCTACTTTCATTGGGGAGACACCTACCATACCAAACAACTTGGCAATCTCTGATGTGCCTGAAGTAAACTGCAATGATGGGTCTACGTTCCTCATGGCTTGTCCAACAATAGGATTACCTGTAAAGAACGAATAGTTCACCATAACTTCAAGCGCAGGTTTAACAGCTTGAGGCATTGCATTCGGTGTGCTGTATGCAGTAATAAAGGCATCACGGAAACCACGGAAGAAGTCAGATGCATCTTGTGGGCGCTCAGTACCTTGGCTAACTACGTAATTAATTATACGTTCTGGAATAACCTTGAACATAAACCCAAGCTCAGGAGCAACAGGCACTTTCAAACCTGTGCCGGGGATGATGTAGTTCTTATCACGCTCGTATTCTTCCAGACCTTTGTAGTCATCGTCATCACCAACCAACAATGTATACAACATATTGAGTGCGGCTAATTTGAGACCAGTTCCAAAGAAGAGCATTTGCGCTTGGCGCTTCTCAGCTAATGACACGCCTTTACCTTGCATGGTGCGTGTTAAAACATCCATACCTTGGATATACGCATTCATAAAAGGAATCATGTGGCGCATGGTGCGCACGGTAGGATTAGCACCGGCACGTTTAAAGTTGATGTACTCTTTAGCGCGATATAAAGCTAGGCGTTGGTCACCATCAGGCATTGCGGCTGATTTAGTTTCTGCGATGGTTTGCTCATAGATAGCGGCACGAACAGCCAAGTCCGCAGCGGTAGAGAACTGCTCTAACCTATCCCATACCTTTTTAATTTTGCCACGTTCAGCGATACCATATCTTTCACGGGCGCGTCTAGATACTTGGTCAGGCATACCATCGTACACACCTGTAATACCCAGCGACTGCAAATCAGTTAGTTCGCCACGTAATGCTCTACCAAAGTTTTTAAATACTTTAGGCGGTATAGAGAAAGGGTTATTCACACCTGACAACAACATGCCACGATATGTACCGTCCTGCACTAACTGAGACAAAGCAAACGCAGGCATGTGGGTAATAGCACCACGCAACATATCACCCATGTATTTAAACGAGCTTACAATCGGACCGAGTACCTCTACGTTATTAGAGAAAGCTGACATGTCCAACGGACTACCTAGCAAGTAAGCAGTGCGCTCACCGTCTTTATAAGCAAAGATTACTCGGTTCTTGTTGTTCTTTAACTCACGTTTTAATTCATCGTCTGTCTTAATCTCTTTAGCATCAGGCAATTGAGTAGCCAGTGCACTAGCTGCACGAGTTTTTAAACCTGTCTTAATAGCCCAGTTAGTCAGACCAATCATGTTATCAAACACGTTAGCGATTTCTTTAGAGCTACCTTCACGGTCTAGCTTAGGCAACTGGGACAGATTAATCAAACCAGTCTTATACATTGCCGGTGCATCATCAAAGGTATTAACTTCTTCTTCGATACGAGTCCAAGGCACGTAACCTGCATTCTCTTTCCAGTTCTTAGCAGTCTCAGCGTTGATGCGCCCTGTTTGCTGTAGGAAATCTACTAAACCATTCTTATAGGCAGTAAACTCTTTAAGTATAGATTTAATTTCTGGGTAGGCTTCCATAGCTTCTAGACCAGCAGCAATCTCTTCAGCCGATGCACGGATGGTAATTTTTTTCTTCTCTAATGCAGTTGCTGCCTTAATATTCTTTTTAGCTAGAGCCGCGTCTACTTCTTTCTGTACCTCAGCATTGTGGGCATTAATTTCATTGGCACGATTAGCGATGAGCGCATTGTGCGCAACCTGCACGGCTAACGATACAGAACCTAGCTTATCCCCTAGCTTATGCAACTTATCAAAGACACCCTTCATAGTTGGAGCGCCTTCTTTTTTACTAGTCTGCGCTAGTCCGTATTTATTAATCTCGATATTGCCAAGTTCCATGTAGCTTTCAGCAAGACCAGTAGCATCTTGAGCTTGGTCTACCAACAAGTCAGCACGAACATCGCCCATAGCATTAATTAGGGCGTTATCAAACTCAGCTTGTACCTTTTCATTTACTGTAGCGTCACTATCCACAAACGCACGACGGAAGCGCGTATAGAGTCCGGGGCCTTCTTTGCGAGTAAAGAAATGGTGTACACCTGCCAAACCTTTACCAATAACTTCGGCACCATCTTCACGTGGGTTAGAGATACCCTTCATACGTTCATTTAATGCGGCAGCTTTCTTACCCTCAGGCGTTAGGTTCTCTTCGGTATTTTTTAACTGATAAGAAATCCTACTGTCATTACGGTCGTAGCTACCTGTATTAAATATAGATTTAATCTGCCCCGGATCGTACACAGCTAAATTCTTACGTCCGCCTTCTCGCATATAGAAGCCATCAAACCCAGCGGCTTTAATTGCGCTTTGAGTGCGGAAAGATTCAATTTGTTTCCAATTACCTTGTTTAATAAACGCTATATCGGAAGCATCTAAAGTACCTGTTGCCTGTAGCGTTTTTACATGCTCAGGGTTATCAAAATCAAACGGGTTCTGTGCACTGACGTAGACTGGAATTATATTTGCACGAGACGGCAACGACTCTTTAACCAATGCCCTAAATTCATCTTCAGCACTAGTGCCCTCTCGTTTTGCAATTTTGTTTGCTTTAGTTTGGAGCGTTATTTTTTCTTCTGGACTAAGGGTATTTATAGCTTCTTTAACCATGTAGTCTTCGGATGAAGACGTATAGCTATCAGCGAACCTAGGATCATCAGTTACAAATATAGCACCAGCTTGCTTAGGCTTGAACGAATGAATATCCTGAGCAGTGCCGTGGTACATAATTTTAGGTGTACCATTAGCGTTACGTATTACAGAGTTACCAAACCATTTTTTAAAGTTAGCTGATACAGTATCCAGTACCTCCTTCAGCATAGGTTTAGCTTCACCCGTATCCTGCTGCACATCTGATATAGGCTGTGCGCCTTCATGTACAGCCTCTAAGTACTCTTTAAATGTTTCATTTGGTAGGTAGCGATTGTTCTTTAAGTTACCAAAGAATGTACGCAACGCACGGGCTAGACGAGCAAAGAATTGCTCAACCACACCAATTGGTTTTTCGCTTGTTGTAGCCCAGCGGGATACTTGATCTGCATACCATTCATCAAAACTACGCCAGTAATCTTTAAGATCAGCTGCCATTCTCCCTTCAACAACCCCCGTTCTTTTCGCTGTAGTTTTTGCGCGTAATGCATCTACAAGCTGCCGTCCTGTCTCACCATGACGGTCTACTAACCACGCATTAAACTCGGTTGTAATTGTTGCCTTTACTGCAGGGCTAGCATTTTGGTATACCTCACGTTCGTGGATATGACCTATCTCATGCGCCAACGTCTCCAACATAGCAGTTTTGCTAGTGGATTTAGTAAACGATATATAGTATTCGCCTGTTGGTAAACGACGCATCGAACCAAGCTCATTAGGGTCAAGACCTACAGAACCAATAGCTCTATAAGGACCAGTAAACTTATCTTTGTCCGCACGAGCATCTTCTACGGTAGTTATATATACGTTAGCTTTAATACCCAATAACTTCAACCAACCTTTTGCAATACCTACAAGCTCTTTAGGGGTGCTACCTGATGCAGATACTTGCCCTTGTGTAAATGTAGGGAATGGTTTGGACTTATGTTTAGTAGCGTCCTTTGCTTCTAGTTGATCAACTATTTTAGTAAGTTTAGTTTTTTCTTGTGGGGTAATTACATTACCTGTGTAGGAACTAACTTGTACGTAACTATGCCAAGCGCCTTTAGCAACTATATGCACAGGTTTTCCAGAGATCACAGAAAACGCACGAATTAATGCAAGGTCGCCTTCTTGCCAAGCTACAGTACCGCCAAATTCTTTAGCGACTAATTCAGCCTTTGCACGTTGCTCAGGCGTATACTTTTCTTTCTTTGGTGCCTTGGGGGCTTTAGGAGTTACAGGAGTTACAGGAGCTACAGGAGCTACAGGAGCTATAGAGGTTTTACCCAAGAAGTTAGCAATGTCTGCAGTATCTACATGATCATTAATATCCGCTGCGCTATTTACATAAGTAGTAGCTTCACTGCGTTTATAACCATTAGCCATTAACTCGGCGATGGCATCCTTAGCAGTTATCTTTCCTTCAGGCGGTGGTATTTCTTCAGCTAGTGCAGTTGGCTGTGCGCCTTCTCCAACATCAATTTGTTCAGTAGGTGCTGGAGCAACATCCAATCGTCCGCCGACAGTTTCTTCAATTCCCGTGGCGGGTGCTTCTTGTCGTTCACCAACCATTGGAGTGCTTTGCTCAGTTGCTCCGGCGTTAGGCTCAATACTTCCGGTGACATTTGTAGCCTCCTTCTTAGCACGTGGTTTTCTAGGTTTTCTAAGGTCTAACTCCCCTTGCTCCATAAAGGTAGGAGACTCTAAAAATTTCTGTATACCCTCAACCATTTTGGTACTACGGTTAGGGTTATTTGCAAAGTCAGTTAATACTTCTCTTACTTCCGCACGTTGTACAGGATCAGCCAAATCTTTATCTAAAAGGGCTTCACGTAATTTTTTATTAGTACGTCCAATACCCATTGCTTGGAAATCTGCTTCCGTAACAGGACGAGTTTCTTCTTCAATAGCGACAGCAGGTGCTTCTAACTGAGGCTGAGGGATATTAGAGGGTTGTAATTGGAAGAACCCACTAGGTTGTGTTTGGTCTGGTAGTAGTAACTCTTGCTGCCCGCCTGCTTGAGGCTCACCTGTAAATATTTCTGGAGTAGGTTGTGCAGCAAGTGCGTTTGCTTGGTCACGTGCATCCATTTGTAAGAACTGCATCTCGGCAGGAGTAACCATCTCACCTGTTGATATACGATTCTGAATGTCGTTTACACGCTCTTGCCTAAACATCTCTACTTGGTCAGGACTCAATGCGCCAGTAGTTTCTTCTTCCTCACCTAATGCAACACCTTCGCCAGTCTTTTGACGTGGCATCTCTGGCATACCAAAGTCCAGACCCATTTGACCAGCAGCATCTTCTGTACGCTCCGCGCCTTCCGTCTGCTTAGATATACTTTTAATTTGCTTTTCTAAGTCAGCACGTGCGTCATTGAGCCTATCTGCTTGCTCGAGAATAGCTTGTTTTTGTTCTGGTGTAGTAGCAGGGGCTTCGTATTGGGATTTAAGTCTATCTACCTCACGCATCAACACGTCGTGCTGCTCACGCATCTGGGTAATAGCTAATAGATTAGCTCGACGTTGTCCTTCTGTCTCTTCTGCAGCACGATACGGCTCAGGGGGGAGTTTCCCAAACCCAGACATGCCATCATCAAACAACTCACCTTGCGTAGCGGTAGTGGGAAGTCCGGCAGGGGTAGTGGTAGGTGGGGCAGTAGTAGTTGTGGTACGTGCGCGACGACCTAGAGTAGCGTCTAATAAAAAGCTAGTTAATGCACCAGCACCTGCACCGTACGCACCTTCTTCAGCTGCATCGGCAAGAATAGGTTGGTCAGGTTTATATATACCTTTAGCTATAAGGTTTTGAGATACTTTTTGTGCGGCTTCAGTAGCACCTTCCACACCGCCACGTAGGAACGCTGTGTAAACTATATTTTTAGCGAACTTAATTTGTGGGGCGACAGTATCTAGTAAGCCGGGGCCAATACCCAAAGCCGTAGCCAACGCACGATCATCACCTTTTACACCTGCCTCTTCAGCGCGTTCACGTGCTTCACCAGCACCTGCTGCCGTACCAATACCTGCACTAGCTACTCGACCTGCTACGCCTAAAGGACCAAGTGCAAAGAAAGGTATTGTTGAACCAACAGCTTCACCTAGTTTACGAGATACAGTATCTTCGTACCCCAACTCAGGGGCAAACGCTTTTCTTACACCTTCTGCTTTTTTACCTACATACCCACGTACACTTTGCTCCATCTCTTCAGGTAAGAGGGCAGACGCACCTGTAACAGCAGCTTCGCCTAAGCCAACGGCACCGGGGATTAAACCTTTAAAAAATTCTTTAGTCTGCCCACCAATAGTTGGACCTTCAACTAACCTTTTAAATTGCTTAGGAGATAGCCCCTCGATTGCTAAGTACCCATCAATATCTTGAGCAGGCGCATTCTGGCTCACCATGCTCCGTACATTAGCAATTATCTGTTCATAGCGAGTTGCCATGAATTACCCCCCTGTAAGATCAATACCGTAAGTCTTTTTATAAAAATCCTTAGTAGGCGCAGGGGCAATAGTTTGGGTACCCCCACCCGGGATGGTAACACCCATCTCAGCAGCCAATCTCTTAGAGAATGCAATAGCATGTGCCTGCAATAGGTCTGGCTTATCTAGATACGCTGGCTTGTCCGCATTTTTGGCGATATAGTCGCCAGCAGCATCAATCAAAACTTTCTGTCTTTGTACATCTAAGCCTTGTGCTTTTAATGCGGCTGTATAGTCACGTTGAGTAGCTGCCTGTAATTGAGCGACGTATCTAGAGGTATCAGCTTGCATTTTTGTACCGAATAAGTTTGCTTGAACTTTAGCTTCTTCGGCTCTAGCGGCATTCTTTGCATCAACGAATTTAGATTCCGCGGCTTCAGCCAATGCTCTTTGGCTGTCACGTTTAGCGATAGCTGCATCAGTACCGGTTTTCTTAGCTTGGTTATCCGCTATTTCATAAGTTCTAAGACGCTCGTCTAATTTCTCTTCAGCCGCACGTACATCTTTCATAGCGTCTTTGAATGAAGCTAGTCCTTCTTTAGCGCCTGCACCCAATGCTTCAAATTCACGACCACGTTTAGCGCCCATCAAGCCAACACCTAAGTTCATCAAGAACTCACCTTTAGCTTGTTCCTTACGTGTACCAAAGTCTTTACGTTTAGCTTCGTCTTTTTCCCCGAATTTTTTGTACATGTCAGGATCATAACCAGCCTTTATGTACGCCTCTCTTTGTTCTTTAGTAATCTCATCTAATTCTTGAACAGGTTTTGGATTATATTTTTCAACCTCAATCTTACCACTTGGCTCTGTAAGCGCAGGTAGACGTGGACCACCAACATTAGCGGATTTATTAGCTGCAGGTTTATCAACTTTAGGAGCAGGGGCAGGAGCAGGAGGTGTATAGAACGGATTAGTTGTGGAACTATTTTGTCTAGCTAATCTTGCGGTTTCTGCATCGGTTTGATTTGGTGCAGGAACAACTGCAGGTTGATTTAACTGCTTTACAATATTTGCGTATTCTGTTTTGGTTGCGTCATTTGGTCGCCCATACAACATTTCTGACTTAAGTTGCTCTGCCCGTTGCTGTAGCTGTTGTTTGTTTTGCGCAGCGGTTATTTGTTCTGGGGTTGCGCGTTCTGCAAAAAGGCCATACTCATCCATCACTTGTTGGCGCATTAAGTCAGCCGTACCACCTACACCAAAACGAGCAACGCCATCATCAGTATCACCACCATCAGCAAACGCAACGATCCCACCACCTGCGTAGTCTTGCTCGTGAACAGGTAAAGATGTAATACCGCCAGTAGCCGCCATTTGAACAGGGGCTTGTGGTGCAGCTTGTGGAGGCATACCCATCTGTTGTGGCTGCGGTTGCTGAGGTTGTTGCATGCCCATCTGTGGTTGCTGTTGTTGCGGGGCAAGCACGTCTTGCGCTACGGTAGTAGTAGGTGGTTTACTATCTTCTTTAGATACACGGTCACGCATCATGCCAGCTAGCATAGCTTTTTGTGGGTCAATCATACCCATCTGCGCCATACGACCAAGCTGTTCCTTGGAATATTTAAACGCTAGATTTTTAATTTCATCTATTTGACCGAACATGATTAACCCTTCATTAACTGATCTATTGCTAATCTATCTAACCCGTGTGAAACGCTACCACCTTCAGCAAATAGTCCTGCTTGTTTAGCACCTGCATAGGTTAAGGCAGCACCACCTAGTTGAGCACCTAGTGAAGATGGGGCAGTATATTGTTGCTGCGTTGTTTGTCCTAATGGCACACCACGTAGTATGTCCGACATGAACGATACGTTTTGTCTGTCGTAACCTTTTTGATTTAAGAAGTCCTGATACTGCTGCTGTAGTTTTTGTTGCTGTAGGGCTTGCTGCTGTGCGCCAGCATTCATCTGTGCATTCAGGATATCTTTTTGCTGACCGAACTGAGTCTGACCTAACTGACCCAAAATCTGAGCGCCTTGCATAGCAGCTTGATTGCCTTGTAGTCCTAATGTAGCCCCAAACTGTTGAGCCTGTTGAGCTTGTTGGAAAGCATTCTGCATACCTGTGCCATATATGTTGGCGAGGTTCTGACCTAAGTTACGCTGACGCTCTGCATCTAAAATAGCTTGACGACCACCACCAAACGCACCTGCTTGTACAGCTTGCGCATTATTCTTTTGCGCCATAATATCAGACTGACGTTGGGCTTCCATCATCTGTGGGTTTAACGCATTCTGAATATATGGTGACATAAACGCTTGTTGAGCGTACGGGTTTGTAGCTGCCATGTTGTATTGTCTACCAGCGTTCATCGCACCTAGACCGCCCATACCCGCTAACTGCGTACCAACACCAAGCTGCTGTGAAGGAGCTAAGTTGGCAACACCCTGCATTGCTTGCTGCTGCATCGGGGTAAACCCAGCAATACGCTCACCGCCATACGCTTGATAAGGCGCACTAGTAAGTGCCTCGGCTTTACCCAGCATGCGTTCAACATACGGTTTAGCGTACTCAGGAATTGATGTCTGAGTAACTGTTTGGCTTGATGGTGCTGGTGCTGGGGCTGATGATCCGCACATAATTTACCTCAGAATGTATATATCATTTGCGTTGCTGCTTCTCTGAACCCCATTCGGCCCCAAAGCTTTGCTACACGCAGGTCTGTCATTGCGGAGACTATTACTCGTTTCACTCCGCGCTCTTTCAATTCTTCTAGAATAACTTTTACTAACTTCTTACCAACGCCATTACGGTGATCTTTCAATACAAATATCGTATCTTCTTGTGCTATTAAGTCGCCGTTGTGCATATCGCCGGTAATATATACGTTACTATATCCAACGGGTACACCTTCTAATCTAATCAAAAAGGTTAATAAATCTCCTCTTTCTGACGACGCTATATACTGATCCAACCTAGGGTTATACGGTGGATAATGAATTCCATCTTTTGCTAATCGTTCGCACATTTCAGAGTAGTGCTGGCGGTATAAAGGTTCAAGTTCATTATACGTCTCCTTGAACCTACCTAGATGGAATGTATAACTCATGCTGGCAATAGTTTGTCTGCTCTAGTATTAACGGCTACTTTGTTTTTACCTACAGTTTTACCACGGGCTTTCTGCACACGATCCATCATTGCGTAGAGCTTTCTTGCTCCCGCCTCCGTGCTTCCGTTACCGATTTCCGATACGATTCTAGCGGGTACCACAAACTCTCCATCAGCAAGCCTAGCAGGCTGACGATCACCAATAGAAGCAGGAATAGAATCAGATACGCCATCGCCGGGTCCTTTTAATAAACGCCCACCATCAGAATAACCGCCTAAGCTATACCCACCATCAGCCATACCACCTGCAGCGTAACCACCATAACCACCCTGCTGTGCGAGCTGTCGGTTCATACTAGCGTAAAAATCCTCTAATCCTAATTGTTGTTCTGGGGTACGTAATGGTTGTAACTTTATGTTTGGCACCATACTCATATCAGGGTTATCTGCAGTCTGTCCTTTTGGTATGTAAGGGTCTAATGCTGCTGGAGCCACATAAGGTTTTGCAGGTTCGCTTGGCGCAGTTTTGGCTGGCGCTGATGCCATAGGAGGTGGATTTCCTAGATACAGTTGACCGCTAGCAATTGGTACCCCCGGATTATAGCTAGAACCAGTGGCCCAAGGTGTTAAAGACCCACCAACATTATAACGAGCTACACCGCCACTAGCCATGCGGGCTTCACCACTATATGGTTGGGTAGGCGTATCAAGACCAGCGTTGATTACATCGTTTTGTACAGGACGTTGCACCATTGGGTTAGAGTACATAGCGGTTTGTAATTGAGACTGCGGGTACATAGTGTTACCACTTACCGAGTTCATAGCCGACATCTGCTCAACTTCACCGCCGATACCGTAACTATTAATTGACATCAAGCCGCCTTCTTTAGCTATTCTTTCAATTGGGCGAGCGGTAAAACGAGGCTATACAAAGTATCTACGTTCCGCAGTTGACGCACTAGGAGTGTACGCATTTGGGTCTTGTTCTATAGAATAATCGTATGGACGTAGGTATGATGCGCTAGGTGCAGGTGCGCCCGTACCTTTATTTTGCATATCGCTCATTACACCCATGCCAGTAGCTAATAAGCCATAGCCTGTGCCAGTTGGGGTTTTATCCCATACACCCTTTAAGCCTTCCCAACTATCAGTAGCTTTACCAAAACCAGCTTTAATATTATCAAAAGTAACAGGAGCGGTGTTTGTTGCCGCTGTCGTTGCCGCTTGTTGAACTGTATTTTTTGCTAGTTCTGTTGGGAGACCACTACCACCTTGTAAAAGGCTTTGAGCTACTGGTTTGCTTAATGCAACTTGGGTAGCTTGTGGGATATGTACAGTTGAAGGCACTCCCCCTGTATAAGAAGAAAGATTTGAAACCGTTATCGGTTGACTTAAACTAGCAGTTTGCGCCCCACCTAAAGCGCCAGAACCTGTCACAGTCGATGCACCCCCACCAAATACACCAGACGCATTAGGTATTACAGGAGCAGGACCTACGGCAGCTAAATTAGTAGCATTAGTAACATTAGCAGCATTAGCGGCATTAGTAGCATTAACGGCATTAGCGGCAGGAGCCGCAGCGCCAGCAGCAGATAGTCCAGAAGCTAGACCAGCACCGCCGTATGCGCCCAAGCCAGCCATCAGACCTTCTTTTAAACTACCTTTTGCTATGCCGAAGCCCGCGCCAGTTATGGCGGCAGCACCTAATGGTTGCATACCGGGAACTAACATTAAACCCGCACCAATAATAGTAGGTAGTAGTCGGCTTAGAAAGCCAGCTTCAGGAAGTCCGGTTTGAGGATTAATTGTCAAAGAACCACCATGCGCCATAGCGAGCGACTGCAACCCAGATACTTCTCTAGGAGTCATGTGGATTAGGACTTTGTCCTCGCCTCGTCCGGCGCTTTGTAAATGGTTGGCTAGGCTGTGCAGGCTCATATCGCACCTTTAAAGAATTTTGTCAATGATAGCATTTTATCCAACTTTCCAGTTAGTTCCATCTGAGTAAACAGGCACTTTTCCTGACCCACCCCCAGCAACCGTACTGCCAAAAGTTGAAACAGACGAGTCGGTTACAAAAGCTCTAGCCCCTACCCCAGAAGTTACGGCACTAGGTAAATCCGCTACGGCAGCAACACTACCTAAAGAAAGCTGCCCAATTAAGTTATCTATCTGGTTAAAGTATTGGCGTAAGATGTTGTGAGTAGTGTCTGTATACCCACGGTCGTACTCAACCGGCGCTGAAGGAAAGGCGGGGTTCTTTGTCTTTGTTAATTCCGTAGAATTTGTAACAATAAGGCTTGTGGTCATCGTCTGCCATCCGGTTTAACGTCCATACGAGGCGTACCTAACTGCCATTGTGTGCCCGGAGTGTCTGACTCAATCCTAAGCGCCATCTGTCTACCACGCACCCGTGTATAAATAATCTCAGTAAATTCTTGAACATTATATGTACGCACGTTGCCTTTGTAAGTTTGCGGTGGTGTTGCAGATACAGTCGGCGAATTAGTTACGCCATATCCTGAACCGGGGTTTTGTTTAGGGCGTAACGTAAACTTAACTTGAGGCTGGTCAGTGGTGTTGTTTGTATCAGACCCGTTAAAAGTAATGTCAGGCAGCATACGCCATACAAACCCATAGTTATGTCCATCACCAATATCAAAGTCAGCGGTTTCAATATGCGCGGGTATAGCACTTGGTGGGTTAGTTAAACCATCGTCAACCGCAGCTTCGTGGTACACAATTTGATTTGTTGATGTTGCAGCCATTGGGAACTGACGTAGTGGACTATCCAACCAAGCAGTACGATTCATCTTGCCGTAATACCATACACGATCAAGGTAGTTAAATATAACGTAGCGGTCAATAATTATATTAGGGTCATCAACGGTGTTAGTGCCGTTTGGTCCAGTAGCCGAGCAATAGAACCACCATATCTCACTAAACGCTTCGTTTGTACCTGCAAAAATTTGCTCAAGCTGACCACGATTTATGTCGTCAAATACATATGAACGTATTGCGCAAGGTAAGGTTTCTACACGGCCAGAGTAAGCATAGAATTTATCTGTACCCATCCAGTAAGTAACACCAGCCGCAGTAGCTGCAGCATTAGGCGAAGCGATAGAAACATTATCCGCAAGTAATGTAAAACCCCATACAAAAGGTGGCCCTAAGTACTGCATGGCATAAATAGCAGAGTTAGTCCAAACAACAATTTCCTGACGAGTCTGTAATGCACTAACAATCTGTGATCCGTGAGATAAACGGTAGAAGCCCGCTTGGTTTTCTGGGCGTATAGTCCAGTCGGTGTAGCTTTCTTGTGCCGTCCAACGAACTAACATCGGGTCAAGTACTGCACTGTTGTAGTCGTTACAACCAAATGCAATAACAATACGTGACGAGTCAGAAACTAAAATTTGATTAATTACAACAGGCGCATCTGAAGTACCTGCAAATGCAACCCCCGAGGCTGTAGCGGTTGCCGCTATGCTTAACACATAAGTACCTGTTGCTCCAGTACCTGTACCAAATGCAGCAATCGTTGCGCCTACTGGAATACCTGCACCTGCTACCTCCATACCTATATGTATAGCACCTTCGTACACATCTGTAACTGTTATGGTTGTGTTTGTATTAGTAGTTGTAACTAGCCCATCAAATATCCCCACTGCACGTGATGGGTTAGCGGTACTAAAATCTGGGAATAATCCGGGACCCGGACCCCAATGGTATAACGTACCGCCTCGTGGATTAAATAGTATATCTTGACCAAAATTACTTTGGCTCCATAAACGTAGGGATGTGTTAGCTGTTGTAGAAGAAGACTCTCCCCAACCAGTGTAACTTGAAGCATCTTCTACGTTGGCATTATTGCTATGTGATGCGGCTACAGTACCATCTCTACCACGTAAACATCCAGTAAACGTAGTAGCTGTTGTGCCTGTATACGTTATAAGTTCTTGGTCGATTAATAGGGTGCCCGGAGTTCCTATCGATCCTGCGGGGAATCCAGTAGTAGACAGCACTGTTATTGTGGATGTAGACGCATTAATACCACCAAGAATATTAATTTTAGTTGTCTCAACGTTTGTAACTACGCCACCCCAAAGACCTGCACCCCAACCTGTTTGTGTAGAGCCTACGTCACTCGCAATATTTAATTGGTACGCTGCTTGTACAGTGCCACCGCCCGCAACCCTAATAGTAGTAGAGTCAACGTTTTGTGTTGGGCTAATTGTCCAAGAAGAACCACTACCACCTGTAATTGTTGTTCCTGCTGCTACCCCTGCACCTGATATGGTTTGCCCTATTGCAATAGTTCCAAAGTCAACAGCAGATACCGTCATCGTGGTACTGGCAATAGAAGCAGTAAAAGTAACAACAGTGGTTGCGGCTGTCTCTACTACGATTGAATAACTGTTTGAATCTATATAAGTTATTTCGTGTTCGCGGTTAAAGTCACCAGTAGGTATCCCTGCAAACCCAGTAGCGCCAGAAAAAGTAACAGTATCCCCAGTAATAGCCCCATGATTAGCATCGGCAACAATAACAACTCTTGACCCGTTAGTAGCCGTAAATGGGTTGGTTAGCGTAGCAAACTGTCGTATTGGTGTTACATCGTTGTATTCTTCACCCAGTTCAATATAGAACTTAGAAGACGTACCAATACCTAGCATGTCATAGCCAGCTAGCGTTATCCAATTCCATAAAGAACGTGCAGTACCTATATACGTGGTATTAGTAAGCAGTCGCCAACCACCTATCTTTTCAGGATAGCCAGAACGGAATCGCACCTTGTCACAGTCGAACCAACCACCCTCGTTAGAGAGCGAAGTGCCTTCTCGGTTAACCCCGGGGCGAAACTGAAGTTTTTGTAGAGGCATCTTTTCTACTATTCATAAAGAATATTAATTGAACCTGCATCTAATGTGTCTGTGCCGTTTACTGTAGTAATGCGGACACGATCAAGAGTTGCTGATAGTGCTTTTGTCCCTGCTGTTATAATTAACGCTGATGCTGTAGTTAATGATATGTTACCGGATACTGACCAAAGATTTGTAGTGGAATCTAATAAAGTAAAAACAACACTACCACTTCTAACCGTACCAAGTGCTGCAGTGCTTGCTGTATCTAAAGGAACTCCATTAACAGCAGAATATGCAGCGTATGTTGAAGCGTATTCAGTTGAGCCAGAATATTCTGTAGTTTCAATACCGCCTGAATCACCTAATCGAACCACTACTATCGAACCGCCACTTGTACTAAAACCTTGCAACATCAGAGTAATACGTTTAGTGGTAGGAGGTATATTTAAAAAATCTACGCCAACAATTGTAATTGCCCCACTTACTGCGCCTGTTGCTGGGAGGCTTACTGTATAAGTACCCGCACCGCCCGGAGTACCTGTTAGTTGCGCAAGAATAGTTGTACCTGTAGCTACATTTGTACCGGCAATAACTTGCCCAATTTGAATAGTACCGGCTGAAGGAGCGCCTGCAGTTAATACCGTACCACCGCTATCAATAGAACCACTAAACGTCGTCGTTGCTGCGGATATTACAGTGCCTGATCTAATGAGACCGCCGCCGTTAGCGTTTATAAGACCTGTGACTGTGAGGTTTCCCGTTACTGAAGAGTTACCCGTTACTGTTTCGTTGCCGTTAACGGTCTCGGCTGGTGTAATAATGCCTGTGGTTCCGCTTAAAGATATAGTCATAGTTGTTCCTTAGTATTTAATGCAGACCATTAAAGAAGCGTTAACTGGGCGTATTTCGTTTGCTACAGGTACTTGTACTCCGGAGTCAAGATTTATATCAAGACCAGAATTACCGCCAGACCCAACACCAATGTTACCTCCTGATGAGCCTGTAACACTAAGTGCGCCAGTAGTAGTGAATGTAGTACCAGCAGCGGTATTTACTTTTCCTATATTTGTAACGCCACCTGTTATTCTTCTACTAGCATCGTTTTGTGGAGAACCGATAGCACGACCTGCATCTGGTACTGAAGCTGTAAGTGTGGTTGATGTTACTGATTGTACTGCTCCTGATACTGTGTACGTGCCTATACCACCAGTAGTACCACCAGTTTGCGCAATAATAGTAGTACCTGCGGCTGTAGTACCGCCTGTTATCACCTGCCCTATGCGCAGTGTGCCGGTAGGTTGGGTGGTTACGGTTAAAATATTACCCGCTGCAGGTGTTGGGGTACCAACATTATTAATAGTACCTGTAAACGTAGCAACAGTAGGGGTAGCACTTGGCCAAGCACGTAAGAATTGACCTCGGAAGTCTGGCAAATTAAATGTAGTAGAGCCATTACCTGTGCCGTATGTAGTACCAATAGCTGCAAATAATTCAGGATAGTTTGCTCTAAGTATTGCTGCGCCGTTACACTGAAACCAACCTTGAGGCGCTGTTGTGTTAGCAAAATACATAACCATACCGGCAGGTAGTGTGCCAATGATTGATCCAGTTGATCCGTTAATTGTTAATGACATGTTTTATCCTTAATGACCAATAGCTATTATGTACCCTGCTGGGCTACCAGCAAATTGAGCAACTGATACTGATGTCGTTGAAATAGCTGATATATACTGGTTATCAGTGGAGCCACCGTTGCTTGTTGACCCAAAAGCTGCAGCAAATACAGCATTAGGAAACGGAATTGCCCATGAACGTGTACCCCCACCCGATGGCAACCACTGAATAATCAACCCACCGGGGAACTTTTGATAACCAGTAGCAGTGAGGCTATTTTGAAAACCCGCTGTAGTGGCTACAGGTGAACCATTAGCTGTAATAGCCCCAACTACCGTCAACGCAGCAGCAAGCGTAGCATTCTGTGAAGCATCCAAAGTTAATGCTGTAGTACCACCAGCAAGTTGACCCGTCCTAAATTCTAAAATGCCAGTTTGGTCAGGGGTAGTTGTATACCCGTTAACTGTGCTACCTGCTTTAATAATATTTGCCATGTCTTACCCCAAGATTACCCAGTTAGATGTGGTCGGTACAGTTACTACAACCTCCGATGTAACTGTTGAACCCGAAACCCCTGTTGAATTTTGATTAAGAGTGTATGTACCTGCGCCACCTGTACCAGTACCAAACCCAGTCACTATAGTGCCAACAGAAACATTATTCCCCGCAAGTGGTGCGCCTATATATAGAGCGCCTGTAATTGGATTTGCCCCTGAAATGGTTAGAGTAAAAACTCCACCTACGTTAGTAATTGACCCTATAGCGCTAAACGAAGTAATAGTAACCGGACCTGTAGTCATAGCGTTTTTATTTGCGCTTATTGAATAGCTTGCAGTTATGTTCTGGTCGTTCTCGTAGAATACTTGGTTAGCACCGCCACCTGTTGCGCCACCACCGATAGTGCTCCATGTAGAAGCGTTAATGTCGTAGCCTTCATAGCGAGACAGAGTGGTGTTGTAGCGGATACCTGTACCAGTACGTTGCGCTGTTGTACCTGCTGGAGTAGCCAAACTACCTGTACCACCAAACGCGCCGTTACCACCAAATGTAGCATCACTACCTACCGCTAACGTACCTTGCGCAATTAAATCTCCAGCTACATTATTTAAAGACTCAAATAAACTTGTGCCTGTAGAGAAGAACGTCATTGTTGCACTTGGCGGTATTCTTAATGCTGCGTACATACTTACCTGTGGAGTTACTGCTTGGCTAACACTAACTCTATATTGGCCATCCCCGCCGGGGGTTCCATTTAACTGTGAAACAATTCTTGTATTAGCTGCTACAGAAGAACCTGCTACGCTAGCAATGTTTAACCCTGCTGATAACAGTACGCCAGCGCTTACCGAAATAACGGTCATTGTAGTATCAGCTATGGTGGCACTAAATGTTTGCGCAGGGGCTGTGGTGTTTGGGGTAGTTGCTACAGCTATATAAGCGCTGTAGTTTGAAGAGTTAACCATCGTATATGATTTTGTATACGGCGGCACAAACACACGGAAGTCTGTAGAAAGCGTACTAAGTAATCTAAAGTTTGCGTTTCTAAATTCGGCACTTTCACCATCCGCAACTACAAGAGACGCTGGGGAAGAGGTAACTGTTTTAGAGGTATACCCCACAATCGCCTGTTCAATTAGCGTACCTAAATTAAGGTTGGTTGTATTGCCCCATGTACCAGCTTGTTCGCCAGTCCCAATCAGGGTAATACGTAGGTTGTTTGAAGGTGTTGGCATGGTTAATCCTTAGCACTTGGGAACGGTCTTGTCCCAGCTTTATCAATAATTAGCGCCATTTTACGGGGCTTTTCATCTTTTGTATTCGATATACTAACATGTGTCCAGCTATCAAATTCGCGTATAACTTGGTCGTAGGGTAACCCTGCTTTAATTATCGCTTTGACAACTTGATCAGGTGTCATACCCTTTACTTTAAGGTCTGCTGCAACCCCACGGCAATGCTGGCTGGTTGATTTTCCACCCACTTTTTGGTTTACTTCGGGACTGCGATACCCAGAACTAATGCGTAATGGCATACCTACAGCGGTACGCACATCCTCTAGGAATAACGCCAAACGTCTGAGGTTCATTAATACATCATTATTGGGGGTATTGTCAATGCCATGCCGCTCCGCTGTCTCACTCGCGGTCATTTCCTCTAGGGTAAAGTTAGGGGATAAGTTCATTTTTTAAGCGCCATTAGTTCTGACTTATCTTTGCTGCCTTGGGATGAGCCAAAGTAATAAGAGAGAATCTGTGTCACCGCCGCAGACAACACACCCAGTATGTAGATCAGAATGTCTTTAGCTTCAGGACGCACATCTACAAAAATCAAAATAGCAAACAGAATAAATGATGCAAGCACTACAAATATAGCCAGTGCTGGGGTTATGATCTTATTAATTAGCGGTACGTTCTCGTTAGAGGCAATATCAACCTCGCGCTTACGCGCACTATCTCTGTCTTTTACTTCTTGTTCGAACATAAACTCTTCATGCTTCATCGCTGCTTCTTTAAGAGACAAGAGTTTTTCTTCAGATAGTTTACCGTCAGGACCCGGAGTTAAAGTTATGCCGAGCTTTTCTTCGACAACATCAACACCTTTGTCTAATACAGCGTCAACGACTTTCTGCATGCCTGCGCCAGCGAGCTGGGTTAGGATTGGTACGAGTAGTGGCAACATTATTTTTTATCCCTTTCCTCTAATAACTTTACTCTTACATGTATATCAAAAATCTCTCTATAAATTTCTTCTCGCATTTTTGCTCTACGTTCTGCCGATATAGGGCTGTCAGTTGGAACACCTTCGTTTGTAATCAATGCGGGCATTTTGCCTTCTATCTTTACTAAACGCTCATTAAAAGAACCGACTGAGTTTAACAACCATATAATTGCTGACACCAACATTGGCAAAAGAATCTTGGCTACGTCTTCCATTTTAAAGTTCATTGCGCCCCCTGATCAAACATCCATTTAATAAACCATGCGAATCCTGCGATGATTAGCGTAATAACAAACCCACCTATGCAATTGTAAATAATATTCAGCGTCTTGGCTCTTGCTCTTCTTTTACGCATCTTCTCTGCTGCTATTGCTAATCTTGCTTCTGTTGCTGCGCGTCTTGCGTCTTCTGCTTTAGCTTCTCGTTCTTTGCGTAGTCGGCTTAACCTTGTCCAGAACTCATCCCACATACCAGACTCATCAAAGTGATAGATCATGATGTGCTTGATCTGGTCGTAGTATTCTTTAATCTGCCTATCGGCAGCCATCATATCCATCACGTACTCGGCATCGCTAATTGGGTCTACTACCGGCTCACCATTTGCTATTGCTTCGTCTTGCGCTTTCTTTGCATCTTCTAACTGCGATCTATTTTCTTCGTACTTACTTGCCGCCCTGAAAAACTTCTTCACAGGTGAAAGTGAATCGCCTAATTTTTTACCCGAGTCAACGCACTCATTAATTGCATCTACAGCTTCTCGCGCCTCATCGGCTGCTGATTTAACTGCGTTAACTACAAGCTTTACGCCTTGTATAGCTAACCCTATTGTCATCGGGTCGATCATTATTCATCTTTCTAGGGCTTAGGGTATTTATCTTTTACTGCTTGTATTGCAGCTTTCCACGATTCAATCCCCCCGTGATACAACAAATCAAACTGATCTGCATAAGAAGGGTACTCTGCGGCTCTTAGTCTTTGATACTCTGTAGCTGCTAGTTCGGCAACTACTGTGTTGTATTGTGGAAAGGCAGCAGCCAATTCTTCTGCTGTTGGGATAGTTTCAAAATACACCTCATCCGGAGCCATAAACTGAGGTTCCAAACAAGCCCTAAAACTAAAACCATTATTAAAATAAGCTCTCATGCCCATGCTCCTACGATAGTGTTTGCACCGCTTGTGCCTACCGGATATATGTTTATATATGATCCTATCTGAACTGTATAAGCGCCGCCGGGGGCGGCAGATAAAATGTATTGAGGTGTGAAAGTACCTCCAGCATTAACAGACACAGTCCCCCAAAACCTGACTGTAGTAAACACATTTGCACTAGCTAAGGATGTTGTATACGCAGTGTTTGCTAACGACAAGGTAAATCCTGCAAATACGTTTGTATTAAGTGGAGCTGATGACGACACACTCGCAAATCCTAAACCGCCAAATGAAGCATTATTTACTGTAGCGGTACCGCCAAAACCATAACTAACAGTATGCGCCGTAGCGCCAGCGGTCTTAAGAAGCGTATAAAAGCCTTCAAACGCATACACCGTACTTCCACTTAATGTAACGCTAGCGCCAAAAACTGACTGTGCTGTATTGACATTAGCCCCTACATTAGCTGTGTTTAATCTGTAGTACTGCGCTGCTGGCATCAACCCACGCTGAGTTCCTTGTGGAGTAAAGTAAGGTAATTTACCGTCATATTCAAAACCCCCTGCAATAGGAGTAGTTACTAGCGTTCCAGCAGTAAAATCTAAAGGAACAAGCGTAGATGTGCCAGCAATCATGGCGATAGTGGCGCTTGTAATATTAGGGCCTATAAGCGTTTTATTTGTTAAAGTTTGGGTATCAGTAGTACCAACAACTGTTCCTACCGGATTACCTACACCACCAGCAGGGAAAATTACGCCAGTTGAACCATCAATAATTGTTGTCATAATTTACCCCTTAAACAAAAGTGCCTACATTAGCGGCGGGCAAACGAGTCAATTTATAGTAACTACCCGTTAACGGAGTAACAGTACCTGCACTTGATGTAATCCGTAAATCCAACGTGCCACCTGTAGTTGCATTAGTTTGAAACATTGCACGTATCGCATATTGGTGATTAGCCGAGGTAGTTAAAGAGCCAGTAGCAGGCAGTGCTCCAGCAGTTGCGGTTGATTTAATTAAAGCGGCTGTTTGTGGGGTGCCTACCGCGCCTACCCCAGTTGCTTGAGAGCCAACATAATGGGCGTTGTTATTGATAGGTGCATTAGAAAATGTCATTGTGAATGTAGCAGTACCTGCAGTAGTTTTTGTAAAATACAAATACGCTTCTAGTTCAAAAAAAGTGCTTGGGTCTAACGATACCCCAGATGTGGGGCCAAAGAAGTTAGCAATAGTACTAATTGCGCTGCCGTCGGAGGTTAGCCGGAAGTAATGTGGAGCTTGTATAAACCCACGCCCACATGTAACGTCAGCGGTAGCATAAAAAGCATTGCCATCAAACTCCATAGCGCCCGCAACAGGTGTGGTTAATAACGCGCCGAGGGTAAAATCTAATGGTGGGAGTGTTGTTGTACCCGCAGCCATAGTTATAGTGCCAGAAGATACATTTATACCACCACCGGATACAGTTAATCCATTTGAAGTTATATCTAAACCACCTGATACAGTCGATGCCCCTGATATATTTGCTCCACCTGACACAGTCAGTCCACTTACTACATTTAACCCACTTATAGTTATTGGTGCTAATCCGACAGGGAAACTAACAATTTGCGAAGTGCTAATGTTGATAGCGCTAACACCGCCTGTCTGTATGGTACCGGAGCCGTCTGGATTTGCTAGGAGACTGATTGTCATTTGTTACCTCTACTTAATAATATTTACTATTCTGCTGTTGTCTTCCAAAGCAGTAAACTCATGGCTTTGGTTTGCTGGAAAATCTATTACTGATCCTGCGCCGTACTCTGCTGACCATTCATTACCATGCGCTTTTACTCTACCTCTAGCAACTATGGTTATATGAGCGTTACCTTCTTGATGCGTGTGCATAGGTAATACATCACCTTCTTTTTCAAAGGTATATACAGTGCCAGATAACTTACCTACGGTTAATGGTGTATCAAGCAATGACATTAGGCGCGCCACCTTCAACTACTGGAATAGGCTTTACAGGGACAGCAATAATAGTTTGTGTTTCGGTATCATAGTAAAACCGATCTGCCATCACATCGTCAGCGCACTCAACCCAAAACAAAATAGGATTAACTTCAAACGTAGTATCAGCTACTTCAGCAACTCGTACGCCCAACAA